TTTAGTAAACATAAGATTAATCTACCCACTCCAATCATGGCTGGGGTTAGAACTCCTCTAAAAAGCTTTGCGTCTTGTTTGCTTACTGGGGTGGCAGATTCCATGGAATCTATTTTGGCTAATGTTTCTATTATTGGACATGCTACTGCTAAAAGATATGGAATTGGTTTTAATTTCTCGCACATCAGAGCTATGGGAGCCCCCATCAGAAATGGGGATGTGATCCACACTGGAAAAATTCCATTTCTCAAAATATTTGAATCCACTGTAAAGAGTTGCCACCAAAACGGAATCCGAGGAGGTTCTGCTACCACAACTGTGTTCATCTTTGATTATGAAATCGAAGATATTGTTGTTCTCAAGAATAATGCGGGCACTGAAGAGAATCGCGTCAGGAAACTAGATTATTCTATCGGCCTATCCAAGTTATTTTATCAGCGTTGGTTGAATAACGAAAAAATTACATTATTTTCTTCTCACGAATGTCCAGATCTGTTTGAGAGTTTTGGTACTGATAAATTCGATGAGTTATATCAAAAATATGAAAACGACAAATCGATTAAATTCAAACGAACGATTTCTGCTAGAAATTTGTTTGATTTAATTACTAAAGAGAGAATCGAGACTGGTCGCATTTATATTATAAATGTAGATAATGTAAATTCCCATTCGGGATGGCTAGATACCGTACAAATGAGCAACCTTTGTCAGGAAGTGACACAACCAGTAATCCCGGCCAGATCTTTGCACGATGAAGATGCTGAAATTGGTATTTGTATTCTTGCTGCTATAAATTGGCTTGAAATTTCTTCTGATTCTGAATTTGAAAAGGTATGTGATATAACTGTAAGGATGTTGGATGAAATTATTGATTATCAAGAATATTTTTGTCCCGCTGCTAAGAATTTCGCAACTAAACGAAGGAGTCTAGGTGTAGGCATAACTAATCTAGCTGCTTTACTAGCAAAGCATAATTTAAAATATGAAGATTCAGAAACTCCAAATTTCGTTTCTGAGATGATGGAAAAGCAACAGTATTTTCTTCTCAAATCTAGTTTAGAATTAGCAAAAGAAAAAGGTCGCTGCGAAAAGTTTGAAAGAACAACATATTCACAAGGATTACTCCCCATCGACCATTATAAGAAGGATAAATTAGATTCCATAGTAACTAGTCCGTTAAAAATGGATTGGGAACAATTAAGAAAAGATATTCTTCAATATGGATTGAGGCATTCCACATTAACTGCTCATATGCCTTGTGAATCTTCTTCTGTGATTCAAAATAGTACAAACGGCATAGAACCCATTCGTAGTTTGATTACATATAAAAAATCAAAAGCTTCCACAGTTCCTGTAATCGCTCCAAGCGCAAACCAGTGGAAAAGTCGATATACGATTGCTTTTGACATGAAAGATAACACTGGCTATCTTAATGTATGTGCGGCTATTCAGAAATTTACGGATATGGCAATGTCTATTAATATGTATTATGATTATTCGCATTATCCCAATAAAATGATTCCACATTCAAAAGTAATCAAAGAAATGATGTATCATTATAGTTTGGGTGGTAAGACCATATATTACACTAATACTAATGATAATGATAAAGAGCAATTAATGGATAAAGAATCCGACTCTTGCAGCTCTGGAGCTTGTTCAATTTAATAATATGAAAACTGTACTTAACGAAAAATTAGTTAATCCTTTGTCACAGCCATTGTTTTTGGGAGAACCTTTGGGATTACAAAGATACGATCTATTAAAATATCCAATCTTTGATGATCTTTATCTTAAACAAGATGAATTTCATTGGAGACCTGAAGAAGTAACTCTTATTAAAGATAAGAGTGATTACCAAGAATTAACCGAATCCGAAAAATTTGTTTTTGATAGTAATATTCGGTTTCAAACTCTAGGTGATAGTATGTTGAGTAGAAGTATTCTATCTCTTAGAGAATTCGTATCAAATTCAGAATTAGAAGCCTGTATGACCAAATGGGCTGATTTCGAAGTTATTCATTCTAGAAGTTATTCTTGGGTTTTTCGAAATCTATTCTCCAAGCCAGAAGAATTCTTCAATTCGATTTATGCTGATAAAGAAATCATGAAACGAAAGGAATTAATTCGTTCTAATTACGATCAACTTCTTGGTGCTGATTCTAATTCAGAAGATATTAGAGATAAGATTTACAAGGCTATTTTATCAACAAATGTCATGGAAGGATTGGTTTTCTATGTTTCTTTTGCATGTTCATTTTATTTCGGATATCGCGGAAAGATGGAAGGAAATGCTAAAATAATTAAACTGATTCAGCGAGACGAAGCACAACATTTTGCTATCACCCAAAATTTGATTAAAATTTTAAGAGACTCTCCAGATGAAGGATTTCAAGATGTTGCAAAAAAGCATGAAAATTTAGTTTATGACATCTATAACGAAGCCACCATGCAAGAAATTGAATGGGCGAAATATCTTTTCAGCAAAGGAAGCCTACTTGGATTAAACGAAGAATCTTTGTCTGGATATTGCAAATGGTTGGCTGATAACAGATTGAGGTCTTTGGGATATAAGAAGATCTTCAATCAAAAGGAAAATCCAATTTCTGGATGGTTAGATTCCTATATGGATTCCAGCAAAGTTCAAGTAGCTCCACAAGAAACAGAAATTTCTTCCTATAAGATAGGTGCTAGGAATACAGATATTAATGATAAAGAATTCGAGGGATTTAGTTTATGATTTCTAAAAAATGGTCTCTAGAGAAATTCATTAACAAAGCAACAGAAATCCATGGTGATTTATATGATTATAGCAATTCTGTTTATATAGGTCACCACGATAAAATAAACATTTTGTGTAAAACACATGGTGTCTTTTTTCAAAGAGTAAAACATCATGTTAAAGGTGCTGGATGTAGAAAGTGTTCTGTGGACAAACTAAGCAAAAGTTATTCTGCTTGGACTCCAGAAATGGATGATTTTTTGATTAAAAATTTTGAAAAGGAAAAAGCTAAATTCTTTTGTAAAAAATTTAATTTATGCAAACAATCAATTTACAACAGAATTAAAAAATTAAACTTAAAAAGAACTCATAGATATCCACCGAGACTACACCATACCATTCCAAATTTTTTATGGCTTAGTACTATTAAGGGTGCTCAGTATAGAAATTTCGATTTTAAAATTTCTATAGAAGATGTCTGGGAACAATTTTTAAAACAAAATAAAAAATGCGCTTTAACTAATTGGAAAATAGAATTCACAAACATCCGTAACAAAAACACTGCTTCCATAGACAGGATAGATTCGACTAAAGGATATTTTAAAGATAATATCCAAATAGTTCATAAAAAAATTAACACTCTTAAAATGGATTTTCCCGAAAAAGAATTATTTCAAATGTGTAGAGCAATCACGAATAATGTGAAAACTAAAAATAATAAAGAACAAGTTTTAATTTGGGAAGATGATATATTAAATGATACCCAAATACCAAAATTTATTTCTTTAGTTGATTTATAAAATGGATGCCATTCAAATAGGAAAAGAACGCCAAAAAGCCCATCCGAATGGCACCAAAAGATATTACAAAGACGAAAATAAAGAAGATATTATTGGTATAGCTGGTGAGATTGCTTTTGGAAAGCGGTATTCATTAACTCCCGATTTAGAAATCAAACCACAAGGTGACAATCATATTGATTTTAAGATAAAGATTAATGATGATATAGTTTCTACTATTGATGTTAAAACCGCTCAGAAAGCATATAATCTTCTGATTAAGAAATGGGAGATAAACAAGTGTGCAAATATACTGGTTCTAGCCCAGTATATTGACGTGGATAACATCAAGTTCTTGGGCTGGACCACCCGTCAGGTGATGCAGAAACAGCCCACAAAGGTGTTTTCTTCGCTAAACATAGAGAATTACTATCTTCATTATACCAAGTTATACGAAATGAAATTACTTGATGCTATATTTAATAAATCTAAAATAGAACAAATTCTATGATTCCAAGATCTAAATTAGAAACGCTCACAGAAGAAGAATATGGTATTCTATATTATTGTGTGAATAATGGTACAGATGGTGATGTTATAACTGCTGAAAATATGGTTTGGCTTAAACCTCAGTATGTGTTTATCAAGCTGAATGAATATGCTCAAAATTTATCAAATGATAAAAAACGGACAATTCAGGCGATATCCGATAAAGTGGTGAGTTAAGTTTACATAAAACTTGTTCCAACAGAAGGGTTTGGGTTAATTCCCAAGCCCTTTTTTCGTTCAAAAAAAGATAAATAATAATATGGAATTATTAAAAAGCACTTATACGAAAATGTTTCTGTACACTGCTGTTACAGGAATAATAACATTCGTATCTTTGTTGGATACCATTGATGTCAATCATCTTAATGATATGAATAAAGTAGAATGGTTAAAGATTGTATTAAAGTCATCTTTGCCTAGTTTGGTGTCGTTAAAGGCATTCCTCGATACATCTGTGAGCACAGAAGTAAATAATAAACCACAACCATAATAGTTTATTATGACCGATTCTGTTTTTAACTTTTTAAAGGATAATACCACTTGGATTTATTATACCTTAACCATAATTGGAGTATCCTATACTTTTTGGGGATTTTTAAAATATAGAGTTAAGAAAACCGATTGGTTTAATCTGGTTAAATTAATCACCGAAGTTCCTGCTACTATAGTAGAAATTAAAGAAGGACAAAAAGATATATATTCCGAAATAAAATTACAGGGTAAAGTTATCAATTCTATTCTAGATACATTAGAATTAGCTCAGTTTTTATGCGATCACACAGGAAAATGCATAAAAGTAAATAGTAAATGGATATCTTTAACTGGATTATCCGAAGAAGAAGCCCATGGTCATAATTGGCTTTTATCTGTTCATTATGAAGACAGAGACAGAGTTCAATTAAAATGGCATTCCATGATTGAATCTAATACTCCTTTTGAAGAAGTTTTTCGTTATCAGCACCGTGTTACAAATGTAATAACCAAAGTAAAATGCACGGCTACTGATGTGTTGGATGAAAACGAAAAAAGACTTTTCATACTTGGTTTATCAAAAGTTCTATAGTGCATTTAAAACCATATGCCTTAAATAATGGTATATGGTAAAATATTGGGGAAGTAACGAAGACCAGGAAGAATTTCTTCGAGATGTTCCATCACAAGCACCAACTTCTGATTTAATATCCCAAACAAGTTCTATTAAAGTTTTAGACAATTCCATACATTTTTATGCTGATGTTTCTACCATCAGTTGTAGTGAACTAAACCGTATACTAAGAGAATTGGATGTTCGTATGCAACATGCAAAAATTACCATGGGAGATCCAGATTTCGATCCTACTATTCATTTACGGATCAATAGTTATGGTGGAGACGTATTGGCTGCTCTTGCTTCTGTGGATACGATTAGAAACCTCAAAACCAAAGTTTATACATATGTTGAAGGAGCTGCCGCAAGTGCCGCAACTTTAATCAGTATTGCCGGAAAGAAAAGATCTATTGGGAAAAATAGCTTTATGCTTATTCACCAGCTCAGTTCTGTGTGTGCAGGAACTTTTGAGCGTTTAGAAGACGAACAACAAAACAATCGCCGTATTATGACTGCGATTAAATCTTTGTATAAAGAATATACCAAAATTCCCATGAAAGAATTAGATAATATTCTAAAGAGAGATATTTGGTTTGATGCTGCTACTTGTTTAAAATACGGACTGGTAGATGTTGTGTTTTAACAAGGAAGTAAATCTAAATCAAATTCTTTATAAAATTCCAGAAACAATCGTTCTTCGGTTATTTCGAACGTGTGATCATATATGACATCTAGCATTTCGTAAGAATATCTGTAAGATATTCCGTATGCATCATAGTCTCTAAAATCTTTATTTTCTCTTAACAAAACTAGATCGTCATTTTTAATTCTAAACAGTTTATCTTTTAGAATTATTTTTAGATTCTGTGAATGGGTGTCTAGAGGCATAATGAGATTTATTCGAACTTTTGATTTAGATCTTTACATTCTCTCATTTTGCTGTAGGATATTCAAATGATCACTGCAAAAATTATCGCGGATTCTTGTTCTTCTGTTGTTGACAATAAAAGAATCACATCTTTCGTTTTAACTTATCCACGATTTATTCATGCCGAATTACTTACGCACCGCAGCCTGAGTCGCAACTCGTGTTCGTCGAGAGGGTTACCTATTAAAAAATTCATCGAAGATGTATTAACCGACCCAGCCATGCCTGTACATTGGGGTGCTGCTCAGAAAGGTATGCAGGCTGATAATGAAGTCGATGTAGAAACAAAAACCAAAGCTATGATGGTTTGGCATGAAGCAAAGGATTCTGCCGTGGAATTTGCAAAACAATTAAATGATTTAGGACTTCATAAACAAGTCGTAAATCGAATCCTAGAGCCATTCTTCAATATCACAACATTAGTAACCGCCACCGAATATAAGAACTTTTTTAAGCTTAGGGCACATAAAGCAGCACAGCCCGAAATTCGTGAGCTTGCTTATAAGATGTTAGAATTATACGAAACGAATAAACCAGAACCCAAAAATATTGGTGAATGGCATATTCCTTTTGGTGATAAATATCTTGATGGTTTAACAGTTGAACAAAAATTGAAAATCGCTACAGCACGAGCTGCGCGAGTTTCGTATAAGAATTTTGATGGTGTAGTAGATTACGATAAAGATTATGCTCTACATGATATTCTATTAAAAGAAGGACATTATAGTCCATTCGAACATTCGGCTGTTATGGAATTTGGAATTCATGATAATTTCGATCAATGGAAATCTTACAGGAACATCATTCAGAACAACATGATTCCGAAGTTGGAACAAAAGTAGTAATTCCGTTTTTTGGAAAATACGAACCTGCAATGATACAGCGGTTTGGTAATTCCAGCCCAAAATATAATGATATGTTCCAAAAAGAAATTGGAATTGAACAAATTAATTTTCTGGAATCGGGTGGAGAATTTTATGATTACTACAAAATCGTTGACGAACAACTTTTCTTTTTAGCTAAGGTGAAATATGGATTTTGATATGAATTTGGCCCGCTGTATTGGTATTGCCAAAATTTGATTAAATTGTACCGGGCAATGTAGCACCTATAGTTTTATAGCCGTGTTCAATTCCTTTCGCCACTCCCATGGCACCAGAGTTAAGAGAAGCTGCTGCATTACGCATGGATTCATTTCCATTCGTAAATGAGATTGGAACATTATTGAATGGGTGTTGATGTGGATAGACGAATATAGAATAAGTTGGATTTGGTCGTACTCCATCATTTCCAATACTTGATGCTAAATCAGTACCTCCTTTTTCTAAAACTAAAACTGGAACTTTTGCAGGTCTAGACCAAGAGGATTTAGGCGCACTTATACTATTATATAAATCTCTAATATAACTAACATCAGCCCATGCTATAACTGTAGTTCCTCCACCCCCTCCTTTATCAGTTCCTGTTGGACCCGAAGCTGTCATAAGCTGACCGAATGCTCCAATACCACCACCAGTATATTGTACTTCCGCAGGACAGGTTATATGATTTACATATAATTCACCATCAACAAATGCACATCCATTAATAATTGCATTTTTAGCAACACCCAAATTCGAATTTACTACAACTTGATTTGGGCATTCTAAATTCATAGAATCTCCATATAAAGATACATTTGAACCAGCAGCAATATTAACATTTCCGTTCGAAGACATATACAATTCTTCCACCGAAGAAATGTCGGTTCTTCCTTTTGCACCAATTTTTGTATTACCAGCCGTAGCCATTCCGATGCCACCAGCTCCTACCGAAAGATCATAATTATTACCTACATTTAAAGAATATGTACCACATGGAAAACGAGTATTTTCCACAGCTTCGATATAAGGTACTGGTTCATTTTTAACAAAAGATCCTTTACCTTCGATATCCACAGATTTAGGACGAAATTCTCCTTGAGCATCTGTTCTTGTTGACGGAAATGTATTTACAACAGAGCCTACATGTTCTTGCTTATGTTTTTCATAAGTAATTTGTTGTGTTCCACCAGCTTTTATACTTTCTTCAATTGGTAATAAATTTTCTTGTACTTTTTTTAGTACATCAGCTTGATTGGATTTATCAAATTGCTGAGTGATTTTAACATCTGCCATACACCTATTTAGAACTAGGTTAGACCTATTTCAACGTGTTGTATCTTTTTCATATACTCTGAGGGATTCATTCCTTCTAAATGCGAAGACCATTCCTTCACCAAAGTAAGTTTTGCGGGATGATTAAAAGTTTTATCCGGACCGCCTTTTGAGGCACCATCTTTTGTGGGATCTTTAATCACTCTTTCTTTTTGAGAAAATTGAGCAGCATGTGCAAATGCAGGCTGTGCTGCTTCAACCCAAT